GGGGCATTCCATCGCCTTGTGCACAGTGGTTCCAAGCTGGGCCTTTTGCCCCGAAGCCGACCTATGGCCAAGAACATATGTAATAAAATATTGCATCTGGCAATAATCGTAATTATTGTAAGATGAGCTTCTAATATAGGTTACGATCATTATTCATCAGCCTTTTTGATAGTATGAATACCACCCACGAGTTTTGGTTCGGGGGCCTTCGGTTCCCACTGTGCTTTAGCTTCTGCGGCAGTAATTTCTTTTCCTAGCCATCCCCATCCATCAAGAATCGCTATCAGACTTTTTGCTGACTCGTGCATGCTCATGTTTTGATTATCAATTACCGCATCAAAATTGTCCCAGCCATCTAATGCCGATTCGCTTTTATGAGAGTCCTTGTGTGGGGATCGGCTGAGACGAACAACCTTTCCGCCAGCCTTTTGTATAGCGTCTGCCTCATTAGGAAACCTGCAATCATCGACAATGGCGAGCAGCGGTTGTTCAAACTCAATATCTGCAATGCATCGGTCTACCCAGATATTCTCGTACATAGCTCGGCATACGTCAGTTCCAAAGTATTGCAGAAACTCTCTGGCTGTCATTTTTTTGTTCTTGGGTTTCTTATTTGTGGTAGGCAAATCTCCCCACCGCATATTTGTCAGTGTATTCTTTTGTTCGTCTGTTCCATAACATTGCTCGCGTGTAAGGCCAAAAAGACCGTGTGAAATCTCTTTTAAGGGGGAAGCAAAAGAATACTTCTTAACAAATGGCCACATGCTATACATAGCCCACTCAGCGAACTCTAAATCTACTCTGGAGATGTCGAGAATAGCATCACCCCGTTCCTCTTCCCCGTTTTCGTTAATGAGGTTTGTAGTTACAGCCAGCTCCCCATTTTTGAGAATGCTGAAATTATCGACAATACCTTGGCATTTTAGCTGGTAGCCATGAAGAAAATTGGAGCATGTGCTTTTTCCAGATTGCTTGTTTCCAGAAAAAGCCAAAATTCTACTTTGCATGGGTTGTTCCTTTTAGTTGAGGATATAATTCTTCTTTGATTTGTTCTACAGACATGTCTCCAACGTCTTTCTGGGAAATGGAAGGACGTAAGTAGTTGAATCTTCTTCCACACTTTTTGACAATTTGCAAAAAAGCCTTATCACCAGCCTCGTCTGAATCAGTAAGGATAACCAAACCAAGAGCACCGCTGGACTCAAGCAGTATCAGTTGGTCGTCGTTGATGCTAGATCCAAAAATACCAACCGTGTTTTTAAAACCGGCCTCATGCATTCTCCAAACATCGCCTTGTCCTTCGACCAAAATAGCTGTCTGTGTTTTCAATATTTCGTTTTTTGCTAAGTGTAGCCCGTATAGTACAGACTTTTTAAAACCTCGGCTATGTAGCCACTTCGGTTGCATTTGTTCGTTCGTAGCTCTACCCACGCATCCTATGTAATTATAGCCCTCATCGTAGATTGGGACAACCACTCTTCCCGACATTGGTTGATTTTTTGCATCACATTCTCCAACGTCAAATAAATCTAGGGTTTCTGGCACGTATCCTCTCCCTATGTAATAATCTGCTGGTATTTTAATTTTTGCCCTAACTTCATCCCTAGTTATTAGTGGATCTGACCTTTCTATTTTTCGGCTAAAGATGTCGATAACTTTAAAGTTGTTTTTGTAATCCACATCCAAATTTAATTCTTCGATATCTTTGTTTAAAAAATTTGAACAAAAGGAAGCGGCTTCATTCATCGAAATGCTCTTGTTTCTTTTTTGGGACAAACAACCCCTTACAAAACCAAATAAATTGTTGACGAACTCTTCTTCGCAGTGGTGTGTCCAGCAAGACCAGTTTCCTTTTTGAGTCATTCCATCGGTAAATATGCAGCATCCTTCTGGGTTGTCGCCGCCATGAACGGGACACGGAAAAGCAATCCTGTTGGGGTATTCCATATAGTCTATATCAAAGTAGGCCATTAATGATGACAACTTTGGAAACATTTCATTACAGATCGCCAAGATCTGATTCTTCGTCAATATTCTCATCTGTTTCAAAGCCTTCTTGTCTATTTCCATAAATTTCGTTTCTGGTCTGACCTTCTTCTATGCGTCCAAATCTTCCATGCATTGTCATGCACACGTAATCGCCGTCATCCAGACCGGCCCCGTGTCTCGCTACGATTGGCACAAGTTTTCTGTTTCCATTGTCAACGCCGTCCGTAGCCACCTCTTCGTCAGACTTCATTTTGAAAATCGAAAAACTGGTACACAGCCAGATAAGCCTATCCGATCCCGAAACCACATCTGTGGATTCTCTGGTAATACCATCTCGGTTTAACTGTACGAAAGACAGACATGGCACATCGTACTTTACCATGAAATTGTGAAGTTTTGTAATTTGAAATCCTAGAACTTGGTACTCTTGCATTACAGAGCTAATACCCTCTGACCCCATAAGTTTTAGATAATCATAGATTATTAGACAGTCTTTGGTCTGACCGTCTTCATCAAAGCCAACGTGCTGATATATCCATTTCCTCATTTGGCTTAAGATGTTCTCAAATGATTCTCCGGCGATACTTATATAGTGATACGGAATCTTTTCTAGCTTTTCGGCGGCTGTAAACACCTTTTCTTTATCTATTTCGTTTTCTGAGAATCGTCCTGTTGCAATCCTGTTAATCTCTATCCCAGACAAATTAGCCAAGATACGGTTGTAATGATCCTCTTTGGCCATTTCTGTGTCTAGCATCAATACCGGAATATCTAATTCCCCAGCCACATGCAGGGCCACTTCGTCACCAAACATAGACTTGCCTACTTTGGGACGTGCTGCCACAAGGTCAACACACTTTCTCCGCAAGCCACCTCCAATAGCTTCGTCAAATCTCCTAAAACCACTGGGAATACCAACAAAGTCAGAAACGTTTTCTGAAAGATACTGTACATGATCTTGTACACCGTCGCCAAGAACCTCTGTTTTCTTTCTAGACGATTGGTATATATCGCCCGTCGCTTCAAGTAAAGGTTCCTCAATTTTGGCAACAATCTCCATGATATCTTCATCGCCAGTAATGGAGTTGAGATCGTTTTCACAGGCTTTTAAGGTTCTCTTAAGATCTCTAGCCAGCTTTAGCTTGGCTATCTTGGCCGCGTGTACACCAACGTTTTCTTTGTGAATAGGAAAGTTAAACAAAGACCGGATAAAACCAATTTCGTCTTTGGTGTTGATCTGATCATACACACCTAAATCATTGGCGGCAGAAAGAATAGATGACAGTTCTACCCGCGTGTTCTCCGTAATGGAAGAATAGATACAATCGAATATTAATTGGTTCGTAGGATCTGTAAAAGACTGTGAACTAATAAAATCTATTTCTAGATATGCGTCTAAACCATACTGACAGAGGGCCGACAAGACGGCTCTTTCTGCTGCTAGATCTTCGAGTTTTCTTGTTATCTTTTTAGGCATCGGTCACAAATATAAAATTCTCTATGGAACTGTGGGTGTGTTTCAAGGATTTTATCACAACGGGTACATGTTTGCTTTATCGTCTTAAAAGGCTTGCGGCTTCTTTCTGTCAACTCAACGTCGGGAGTCGCGTTTTGATCGTCCTTGTGTTCCGCTCCGTCGTCCGTGAACTTGTTAAACCGAGGCATCTCGTTTACCGGAACGCCTGTCACTTGCCCCTCTTGCTTAGTTTTTTTGATTTCCGTAGTGATAGGACCATGCTTCATTAACTGAGAATGGCTCACGGCAGAAAAGGGCTTTTCCACTTCCTTTTTTGGCTCTGGTTTCTTTGTTAACTTCTCTATAAGTTCCTGTTTTTGTTCTTCTGAGAGATCGTTTACAAAATCAAAGTTGTCAGGATTACTCATATTATCTCCTTTTGGATAGACTATTTAGTATCTGTGCCATGTTTTGTATCCTGTCGGCTTTTCCGTTCAAAAGCTTTACTCTGGACTCTGCGTGATTCTTTACCTTTAGTATCTCGCTGGCGAGCGGATTTTCCTTTATAGCGGAGTAGTATTTTTCTTGCCACTTAGTATACTGGCCCCCGTATTGGTTCATCACTGTAGATATTATATACCAAATACTGGAGTCCGCCCATTCTAAAACAATATTTTCCTTCGCCCTGACAGACTCTAAATATTCGCCATAAGCATGTAGTTCGTAGGCGTACGCTAAACATTCCTCCGCTGTCAGTGCTTTGAGTGTATCGGCAGTAAAGCCTAAAATTCTAGAAACGTTGCCTTTATATTCTTCGCTATTTGGCTTTTTAGCTGGCCCTTGGGCCGGTATAATATTTTTGCAGGCAATCCAATCATCTACTGCCTGTAAAAATTCATTTAATTTTTCTTCGCCGGTCATTTACATCCTCTTGCACTCATATTTTGCACTCATATTCGATTCGGTCTAGAAGCTCCGGTAAATTTTTTCTTAGCAGCGGGTCGTGATTGTATTGAATACGCTCCCCGTATTTTGTTTCAAATTCCTCCGCCAACTTTGGTATATCGGCAAGTTCGTATCTATCCACCAAAATCATAGGCCATATTTTAGAGAAGACGCGGTTTCCATAGTTGTTTTGGACTATTGGAACTATATTCAGAAAGATACATTCCCATAATCTATCTGTATCTATTCCTACTCCATTGGGAACTATACAAAAGCGGTGAGAACTTAATTTTGATAAAAATTCCTCAAACGGCAGCGGCTCAGAAAAGTACTTACTATCTATTTGCTCGTCCCATTCGGGGAACCTTTTTGTAAAATGACAGTTCATATAGTCCTGTGTCGCTGCCCATTCTAGAACATTAAAACGATACTTTTGAGTTAATGAGAAGTTGGCATAGCAAAGGTTCTCTTTATTTTTTTGTCTGAGGTGAATAAAATTGGCAATTTCTTTTCTAAAAATTCCCAATGGTAATGGATAGATTTTATCGTGTAGATTTTCATAAAGGTTGTTTGCGAAGATCCTGTCGCACCCCGACACTATTTTGTCAATATCTAGGGGAAGAGTTAAGGTGGGACTTCCTATTTTATATTTTGGTTTGCGGTGGGCTGGGGTGAAGTCGCCTATCGTCATGATACGGGTTAAACTGTCGCAACCAGAGTGTGTAAGAATTGTGCCGCTTGTACCCGATAGCTGGTCTTCAAAATTTCTAATTTGGGGTGCTGATATCATTCTAACTTTCGCCACTTCGGGGACGAGCCAGTGAAACGAAAAGTCATCGTACACCGAGATTTCCCCCTCATGGCCGCAGGTCGGACACTCCTTTCGCAAGTCTTGCACATAAAACAGCTCGTCATTCAATTTTTTTTCGCCAGTCATCTATATTCTCATCGTGATTAAATTCTACAATCTTAATGTCGTTTATTCTACACCACTCTTTTTTATCTCTGTCTCTGGCTTGAGCCTTAAAGAATGATAGTTTGTCCTTGAAGAAAAACTTGTTGAACTTAAAATGCTGTTCTCCATGAACTTCAACAATTAGGTTTCGGTTGGGTATAAAA